ACCGAGATCGGCATCCCAGCGTGGGCTGCTGCTCGCATCGCACAGAACTTGGGAGAGTTCAATGAAGTCTGAAATCGTGAAGGCTGGCATGACCAGCGACAAGGTTGAGTTGATCGGGCGCACCATCGCGAAGGGCTGCTCGCCCGACGAGTTGGCGCTGTTCGTCGCCATCTGCGACCGCACCGGGCTGGACCCGTTCGCTCGGCAGATCTACGCCATTCCGCGCTGGGATGGGAAGTTGAAGCGCAACGTGATGACCCCGCAAGTCAGCATCGACGGCGCTCGGCTGGTTGCCCAGCGCAGCGGCCAGTATGCGGGACAGGACGGCCCGTACTGGTGCGGCGAGGACGGCGTGTGGAAGGATGTGTGGCTGTCCAACAAGTTGCCCGTCGCCGCCAAGGTCGGCGTGATGCGAACCGGGTTCGCGGCTCCGATCTATTCGGTTGCCCTGTTCGGCGAGTACGCGCAGCGATTCGATGACGGGAACCTGTCAGGCTTGTGGAAGAAGTTCCCTGTGCAGATGATCGCCAAGTGCGCCGAGATGTTGAGCCTGCGTCGCGTCTTCCCCGCCGAACTGGCTGGGCTGTACAGCGCCGAGGAAATGTCGCAGGCCGACACGCCCGTGGTCGAGGCGGTGGTTGCCGAGCCGCGCCACGACACCGGGTTGAAGCGCTTGCAGTTGGCGACAACCGCCGTTACCATCGATGTGCCATCCACTCCGGTCGCCGTTGCTGCGGTGACCGAGCCGACCCCCGGAAGGGGCGGGAGTGCCGCTTCGGCTGGCGCTCCTGCCCTCCCGGCGGCGGAACAGGTGAGCGACGCGGACGATTCCGATCTGGGGTACGACACCCTCGTCATCACCGAGGTCGAGCGTGCGATGTCGCGCAGCGCGAACCCGCAGGAGTTCCTGCGGATCACGACGCAGGACGGCATGAAGATGTGCTGCTGGGACAACCACCTGTTCGCGAAGATCGAGGACTGCGTCGGCAAGGAGGTCCGCGCCGTCGTGCAGTACCCGCCGCCGTCCACGGCTGCGCGAGGGGCGAAGCCGAAGATCACCGAGATCGTCGGCGCGAAGCAGCCCGCGAAGCGAGAGGAGGTGGACGATGCGAACATCCCGTTCTGACTTCGCTGGTTACATGGGGGGCGGCGCAAGCCGCCCCCTGACGGGCGCTCACCAGATCGCACGCCGCAGCGATCCATCGACATCGCACGCAGCGGCCGCAGACATGGCTCCGAAACTCGGAAAGATCCAGCAGCAGTTGCTGTGGGCTTTCAAGTCGGAAGCGGCGCGGAACGGGCTGACTCCCGACGAGGCCGAGGAGTTGGCTGGGCTGCACGTTGGCGCTCGGCGCAGGGTCAGCGAACTGCACAACGCAGGGCTGATCGAGCCGACCGGGGAAGTTCGACCGGGACGGGCTGGCAAGGCGCAGCGCGTGTTCAGGATCGCACGCACCAAGGTTGTCCCGACCGACCTGTTTGGAGGTGTCGCATGATCGCCATCGAACTCGACATCAGGTTCAACCGTGGCGAGGAGTTGCAGTACGGGGCGAATTGCCAATGCGACATTCCATCGGCGACCGTCGATCAGGTTGGATCGGCGATCATGTCGATGGTCGAGCAGACTTGCGAGGCCATGCAGGAGAATGCTCGTGAGTCGGACATGATCGGCATCGACAGCAAGGTGTTTCGGCTTTCGGTCGGGAGCGACAGGCGCAGGGCATCGTTTGAAATGACGGTTCGTCCAACCGACAACTGGACCGAGGCAAGCAACGCTCTTGTCGATTGGATCCTTGGCGATGCCGTCGAGGAGGTGCTGGCATGAGCCTCCCTTGGTTTCCGCTGTACGCCAACGACTTCGTGGTCTCCACGGTCACGATGTCCCCGGCGTGCGTCGGCTCGTACATCCGGCTGCTGTGCTACGCATGGACAGCCGGGTCGATCCCGAACGACTACGAGGTCTGCTCCCGCATCGCCGTCGGCATGACACCGACGGAGTGGAACGAGATCCGCCATCGGTTTGAGGTGGTGTCCGATCCAGATACGGCTGTCGAGAAGTTGGTCAACCCACGCATGGAGCGCGAGCGCGAGCGGACGGAGGTGATCCGCGAGGCTCGTCGGGAGGCCGCTGCCCGGACGAACGCCAAGCGCTGGGGCGCTGACCGAGTCGGTGACCGAGTCGGTGACCGTGTCGCTGACGGGTCGTATTCACAATCACATTCACAACACAACACAGAAGGGGAGCGAGTCGCTGACCGAGTCGGTAAGCGACCCAAGCATGACGCGGTCGCGCAACTTCAGCGCATCACGAAAGGAAAGGCCAGCGATGGAGCGTGATCACGGCGACGAACACATCCCGACCCAGCGGGAGATCGACATCGAGCGGTGCGGAAACGAGTGCAACTGCACCCGAGACTCGGACCCATCGAAGTGGTGCTGGTTGCATCAGCAGATTTGGGAAAGCGAGGTTGAACATGACTGACCTTGTCGCTGAACTTCGGAAGCGCCACGACAGCGTGGCGTTTCCATTCGTGCCTACCACGCCCATCGTCGGGCCGACGATCTTCTCGCAATGCGCCGACGAGATCGTGCGGCTCCGCGCCGAGCGCGACGCGGCGAGGCGCAGCGTGTGCGAGATGAGCATTCAACTAGGAGGGGTATATCGCCGCATCGGTGGCAAGACTGTCGAAGTCACGACTCCCGAGGGTTGCGCGGAGATCATGCGTTGGGACTGCTTCAAGGAGGCTGTCGATGAATGACACCGAACTATGCAAGCGGCTTCGCGACACCAACTCGCACATCACCCGATGGGGCTACGCGGTTGTCGCCGCAGACCGCATCGAGGAACTGAAGCGCGACTTGAACCGCGCTAACCAGCGCATCGGGCTGTTCCTGCACCACGCATCGAAGAAGAAGGGCAAGCGATGACTGACGATCAACTTCACCGTGAGGTTGTGCGGATGGCACGCGAACTTGCCGAGAAGGATCGTGAGATCCTGCGCCTCAAGACTGAATGCACTCGCCTCGCAACGCGCAACGCAGTTCTGGTCTGCGAGATCGACGAGGCGCTGGCGGTGCGCGACGCTCTTTACAGGGGGGAAGGATGAGCGACGAACAGGAACAGAAGATCGTGCTGCTCGCGCACGGGTTCAACCGTGGCTTCATCGGCATGACGCAGGAGTGGAACGGTCGAGTCAGGTCCGTCTACGACTACGACCGATGCGTCAAGGTGTTGATGCGGCGAGACAAGATGACCGAGGAAGAGGCCATCGAGTACATGGATTTCAACGTGGTCGGCTCCTACGTCGGCGACGCGACCCCGCTGTTCGTCAAGCGGATGAAGGTGACGGAACTGTGAACGGATTCATGGGAGAGACAGAATGGAACAAGTCACATATGCACAGAACTGGGCGCTCCTGACTTCGTTGTGGAGCGAGTGGTGTCCGAACGATCATGCGGCCACGCTGTTCCTCGACAACCTGTCGAGGATGAATCAATCGGCTCTCGCCGACGCGATCAAGGCGCACAAGGCAGAGGAACTCGGCGGGTACAAGGAGCCGAAGTTGTTCAGGCTCGTCACGCTCACGCGCAATCTGTCGCCGAAGCCGCCCGAGCCAGCCCACCCACGGTGGAAGGTGAATGGCCCGACCGAAAGCGAGATCGCGGAATGGGATCGGTGGGCCGAGGATGTGCTGGCCGATGTCACCGACGAGGAACTCGCCGAGGTCAGGCAGTTCGCGAAACTTGAGAACCGGAGGCTGCTTGCCGTCGCGGTCAGCCTCGTCAGGGAACGTGCAGCGGAGGTGGTGCGATGAGGATCATCGACACGGCGTTCCGCCACTCGTCGGACATGACCGTCAACGAACGGTTGCAGATCGTGGAGATCCAATTGGGCAAGGCCATCGAACGTGAATCACGCAGGGCCATCGAGGCTGCGTCGTTCGACGAGATGGTGTCCGAGATGATGATGGAGTTGCGCGAACTCGCGATGCTCAAGACTTGCAACACGGTGGTTCGCAAGAGGATCGTCGCGCTTGTGCTTCGTGCGGAGAAGGATGTCCGTAAGATCTCGGAAGGAGTCGAGTATGTCAGGCGACGCAAGAGCATGGACGATTGAGTTGCCGCTGCCCAAGGTGCAGGGGTCGAACTCCCGGTCGCATTGGGTCGTGCGTTCCCGCACGGCGAAGTCCGACCGCTATGTGGCGTTCGGCATCGCCGGGGGCCGCGTCCCTCGGAAGCCCCTGTCCGATGCCCATGTGCTGATCGATTGGCATTGCCCGACGAAGCGGCTCATCGACTGCGACAACGCCCTGTCCCGGTGCAAGTCGTACCTCGACGGACTCACCGACGCTGGCTGGTGGGAAGATGACAGGGCTATCAGGAAAGTCACCATCGCCGTGCATCCTGCGACCGACCGCGCACGCGGGCTGGTGCGGATCACCGCGATGAATCAAGGCGACCCGCCTCTCTGACGAGGTTCCCCGGCGTGTGCCGACGGAATGCGGCGGGATCAAAGAGCAGCCCGTGCCAATCGGCACGGGCTGTTCCAAGTGAAGAGGCTGTTGCCGGGGCGGATGCTACCGAACGGAGTAGGGGTAGGGGATGATGCTGTCGCGCTCGGCCCACGGGTCAATGGTGCGCGGCAGTCGGCGGATGCCGGGGTCGCAACCGGGGTAGCGCGGCTGGCGCTCCAGCCCCCACGGCGCGACCGGGCTGAAGCCGGGGAGGCGGTCGAACCCGTAGCCGCCGTAGCCGCCGCCGGGGAGCGGCGCAGCGAACCCGCCCTCCCATGCCCAGCCGCCGCCGGGGGTCGGCATGATGAACGAATCGCCCGTCGCCCAGCCGCCACGGGGCAGCGGGATGACGAAGTCGGGCGGGGAGGCGAGCAGCGCGATCAGAATCAGGGTGTGCATCGGAAGTCTCCTACGGTTGTGTGAAGTGTGGTGGTGAAACGAAAGCCCCCCGGCAACGCGCCGGGGGGCGGGGTCAGGGCGGGGTCAGGTCATGCGACCAGTTCCGCCGCCGCGTCGAGCGCGGTCGCGACATCGTCGGCGACCGTGCCGTCCCACGCAGCGTAGGTGCGGACGGCGCTGTCCTTCGTGCGGACGCTCTCCTCGGAGCGGGCGTGCTGGATCCAGTTCGTGATGGCGTTGGCGGCGACCCACAGGTTGGTCCCGTAGTCGCGCTTCTCGGTGTCGAACACGCGAGCGGCGTGCGCCAGCCCAGCCACGGCGCGATCCTTGCGGCGCTGCTCCCAGCCGTCCTTCGGGTTGGCCGGGATCTCCGCGCCCTCGATGCGCTGGATGACATCGACCCACAGGGACTGCACCTTGGCGACGGTGACCGGGGTCGCGGCCATCTTGCGGGCGACCTCGGCCCCCTTCTCGATGGTGTTCTCCCAGTTCTTGATGCACCGCGCCAGTTCCTCGACCCGCGTGTTCAGGTTGAGGGTGTGCCGGAAGGACATCGCGTTCCGGCGAGCGCCCAGCGCCATGTGGAACGTGTTGGAGCAGACCACCCGAATGCCCGTCGGGATCGCCTTCAGCGCCAGCGACCCGTCGTGACCGTTCGCGAGGAACAGGTACGGCACGGTCTCGTCGCCCGCCGCGCCGAACTCGACCGACTTGCCGCGCAGCAGCATCCACACCCGGCGACCGCCCCGGATGGACCCGGCGGTCTCGACCTCGGCGTTCCCGTCGGCGCTCGACCGCAGGGCGTAGGCGAGTTCGGCGAGTTGCTGGTTCTGAAACGGCGTGTAGTCGGGGCCGACCACGCCCAGCACCGACTTGTCATCAGAGCGCACCAGCACCTTGGCGCTGTCGGTCGCGACGCGGTACTCGTCCTGCTCGCCGGGGTTGAAGATCCCGGTGATGCTGTCCGACTCCTCGACCGACCACTCCAGCCCCGCGATCTTCAGCGCGGCGAAGGGGTTCATCGCGCCCTTGACCACCGTCCCCATCCCGTGCCACGCGCCCGTGTCGGCGAGGGCGAGACCGTCGTTCTTCGTGAGTTCGTGCGCCATGTGAGTGTCTCCCAAACTGTGAGCGCCGCAGCGCTCGGGTTCCTCGCGACGCGCACCACGCGGTGCGTGTGTTGAGTTGCAGGAACGATAGCACAAAGTCAGACAGGGCGCAAGCACTTCTTCGGAAGGCTGGAATCGTCACCAACGAAAGCCCCCCCAGCCGAAGCCGGGGGGGAAATTCAGACAGGGCTGTAGGGGTTCTCACCTGTACAGGTGAATCAGTTCCAGCCGGGTCAGCAGATCCTGCATCAGGGACAGGGGCAGCAGGCCGACCCGCTGGGCCTCGGTGACCTTGGACCGGATGCAGTCGGATCGAATGCGGGCCTCGACCGAGCCGAACGCCCCGGCGAAGAGCGCGGCCTCGTACTCGTCGATGGCCTGCGACAGGGCGGCGTGTGTGGGGTGGCTTCGCATGGTCAGTCCCCCTCCCAGCGCTCGCCCGTCCGCGCTTCCCACTCGCCCTTGGCGACGAGGTGGTCCGAGTAGGCGGCGCACGCGGCGGCGCTCTCCCCGTGCAAGCAGCCCCAGTTCTCCTCGATGGTTTCCTGATAGCGGCGCACCGTCGCCAGCCGGGAGCGCAGCCGAGCCGCGTGGAGGCGGCTGGTTGCCTCCGAAAGGCGACGCTTGAGGTTGATCTCCCGGCGGCGCAGGAAGCGCTCGGCGAGCGCCCAGCGGCGCGTCGGCTGGCGGTAGGACCGGGTCCACGCGGTCATGCGGTCGAGGTTCACGGTGTGTCTCCCAAACTGTGGTGCGTTGTGCGTGCCACGGTGGCAAGCCCAAGCCCCCCGGCTCGCGCCGGGAGGCGAGGGCGAGACAGCGTCAGGACGGCGTGCCGTACTCGTCACCCGTGATCGGGCAGCAGTCGGCTGCGCCCAGCGCGTCGTTGGCGCGGCACGCTTCGCAGTAGTGGATGGTGTCTTCGCCCATCACGGCGGGCCTGCCGGGTCCGACGCGGTTGCAGAATTCGCACACGCTCTCGCCGTCGGCGGTCTCCAGCCCTCGGCTGGTCACGGCGACGGGCTGGTTGCGCTTGATGAACCCGTCGTAGATCGAGCGCGGCACGGGGAGACCGCGAGCGGCGGCGATGCCGTCGAGCATGGCCTCGATGTGGCGCAGGATGTCGCCAGCGGGACGGTAGCCTGTCACGGCGACGGGACCGCTCGCGTAGTCGCGCTGGAGCGCCCAGCGCACGCGATGGTTGGTGCGGATCTGCGCGACGATGTACTCGCCCTTGGACTTCTCGACAATCTCCAACGCGAAGTTCAGGCGACGGACGGCGTGCTTCAGGCTGGCGGTGGTGGTGCGGTTCATGGTGTCTCTCCTGTGGTGTGGTGTGGTGCGAGTAGTCAGGCGGTGTGGCTGGCGAAGAGCGAATAGACCGCGATCTCGCGGTAGTTCGCGAGCGGGGGCTGCTCAAAGAGGCGAGCGGTGGTGTACGAGTTGTTGATGCTGCGGAGCAGAGCGCAGATCTCGTCGGCGGCATCGCCCTCGGTCACGGCGCGAAGGGTGCGAGTGCCGATGTGCGAGTTGTTGCTGTCGTACAGTTCGACGAAGTACTGCATTGTGGTGTCTCCCAAACTGGTGTCTCCGAACGGCTGGCGGCACGCGCCGACAGCGAAAGCCCGTGCGTCGCCTTTCGGCGGCGCAGGGCTGGGGGTCAGTAGCCGCGCAGCGAGCGCTCCACGGCATCGTGCTTCGGGGTCGGGATGTTGAAGGCATCGCGGGGGTGCTTCGCCAAGCCGCGCTGGTTCTCCCACAGGCGCTGGCGGATGAGGCGCTCGCGGTTGGCGAGTTCGACGGCGGCGGCGTGCAGCGCCTCGTAGCGCTCGCCCGACAGGCGCGACGCAAGCCGCAGCAGCGTGTTGATGCGCCCGGTGTCGGTGACCGCCTCGGTGTCCTTCGTCATGGTCTCCACGACGATGGTGAAGAGGATGCCAGCGTCCTGTCGCGCTGCCCAGCCCTCGGTGTTCGCGAAGCGCTCGGCGACGGTGGTGGTGTCGGTGGTGATCATGGTGGTCTCCATGTGTGGTGGTGTGGTGTGTGTGATCAGACGGTTGCGTGACGGGTGCGCCAGCGCTGGAGGATCTCGATCTCTTCGACGATGAAGTAGCCCATCGCGTTGAACGCCTCGGTCAGGCGCTCGTCGCGGACCTCCAGCATCGCGCCCTCAAACTGGTGCTGCACAACCCAGCAGTAGCGACCGCCGCGCGGGTCGATCAGGCGGGACGTTGCGACGCACGGGTAGTCGCGGTTGTCGATGCGGATGGTCGCGTGCGACTCTTTCGCCGAGGCGTGGCGGATGTTCGTGATGGTGAATCGAGGCATCGGTGTCTCTCCGTGTGTGATGGTGTGGTGTGTGATCAACGGTGCGCGTCGCAGCGCTTGTAGAAGTCTTCGCTCCATGCGTCAGAGATCGCGTTCACGCCGAAGTCGGAGACCGACTCCTCGGGCGAGCAGTTGCAGGCGCTCGGGAACATGAACGTGACCCAGCGCCCGTCGCTCTTGCCATCAGGACCGACGATGCTGAAGGTCGCGATCTCGATCTCGTAGACGGCGCGGATGATCTCGATCACGCGCTTCGTGCGCGGCGTGCAGATGCCCTCGCACTCCTCGTCTTGGATCGTGAAGGTGAAGCCGCGCTTGGTGTGCCAACGCACGAAGTCCGCGATGGCGCACAGCGGGTCGCGTGCGATGCGGTTGCAGCGAGCAGTCTTGCGGATCTCGTAGTCGGTCTCGGTGGTCATCGGTGTCTCTCCGTCAGGGTTGCGTCGCGCTGTGGGAACACTCCCACAACGCACCACAAGAGTACCACACAGGGCAGGATGGGCAAGTGGGGTAAATCAGGCTGGAATCGCTGACTTTCGCAGCCGCGTGTGGTAACCAGCCCAGCATGACCCCGCAGCCCAGCCCAGCACCGAAGAGGCGTGGACCCGGCAGACCGCCCAAGAGCGCGGCAGGGGATATTGCAGCCGCTAAAGAAGCGTTCCTCGCTGCGCTGCCCGAGCATGGCTGGGCGCGTGCGTGCGACATCGCTGGCGTTGCGACATCGCAGCCGTCGCGCTGGCGCAAGGATCCCGAGTTCCATGCGCGGCTTGAGGCGCTCGACTGTGAGATCGGCGACCAGTTGGAGCAGATCGCCGACGAAGCGATCAAGGGGCAGCGGCAGATGGACCGCAGCGCTGCGACGCTGCTGATCTTCCGGCTCAAGGCGCTGCGACCGCGCAAGTACCGCGAGCGCACGACCATCGAACACACGGGCGCGGACGGCGGCGCGATCAAGATCGAGAACGGCGACGCGAGCGCTGGCGCACGGATGCTGCGCGAGTGGGGAGCGCGGATCGGTGTCGAGCGAAACTGATCGCATCATCGCGCTGCGCGAGCGCGTGCTGCGTGCGAACCCGACAGAGCAAGCGCATCTTCGTGCAGCGCTGCGTGAAGACTTCGCAGCGTGGTGTGAATGCTGCGCGTGGACGTACCGCGTGAAGGAGATCGATGCGACCGGACGCGAGCGCCCGGTCACCACACCGCACACACCGTTCATCCTGTGGGACTGCCAGCGCGACGCGGCGAGCGAGATCGTCGCTGCTGTGCGTGATGGTCGTGACGTTGTGGTGCGGAAGACCCGCGACATGGGAGCGTCGTGGCTGCTGTGCGCCGTCGCCGTGTGGGGCTGGATGTTCCACGGCTGGCAGTCGCTGCTCGTCAGTCGCGTCGAAGACCTCGTTGACCGGACGGGCGACCCCGACTCGCTGTTCTGGAAGGTGGACTACCTCGTCGCTGGTCAGCCCGAGTGGCTGCTTCCGGCGAAGCCCGAGCGCTTCGCCAAGGGCGGCGAGTGGCGGCAGCACATGATGCTGCGTCACCCGGACAGCGGCGCGACCATCGCGGGACAGGCAAGCACCGAACACATCGGGCGCGGCGGTCGCCGCACGCTCGTCCTGTTCGACGAGTTCGCCGCGCTCGACCACGCCGACGCTGCATGGCGCAGCGCAGCCGACTGCTCGTCGTGCCGCATCGCGTGCAGCACGCCCATCGGCGCGGGAACGGAGTACGCGAGGCTGGTCAGCACGGCACGCACCACAGGCGAGCCGAGGCTTGTCGAGTTGATGTACTGGCAGCATCCCGAGAAGGGGCGCGGCGCGGTGCAGCGCGTGGACGAGGACGGCAGCGTGACCGGGTTCGCTGGCGCGACCTACACATGGACACCGTGGCTGTCGGACCAGTTGCGTCGCCGTGATCGCATCGACCTCGCGCAGAACGTCTTCGCCGAGAGCGTCGGCAGCGGCGCGTCGTTCTTCGCGTCACACATCGTCACGCAGCACCGCGAGGAGTTCGCGAAGACCGCGAAGCGCTGCGAGATCGTGAACGGCAAGTTGGAGCCGCAGCCGCAGGGACGATGGCGCGTGTGGGCTGCACCTGATCGCGTGTGCGAGTATGTGGTGTTCCTTGATCCGTCCTACGGCACGGGCAGCGCGAACGCTGCGGCGTGCGTGATGGACGCGAACAAGCGCGAGACCGTCGCCGAGTTCGTCGATCCGAACATCCCGCCCTACGACCTCGCGCTGGAGATCGCGCAAGCCTGTCGCAAGGTGTGGCGCGGCAAGCGCGAGCCGCTGATCGGCTGGGAGACCAACGGTCCCGG